TGGGTAAAAACGCAGAAATGCATGACGTGTGGCAATCAGGCAGATGATCCGCATCACATCATTGGTCATGGACTGGGAGGGATGGGAACAAAGGCTGACGATTTGTTTGTTATTCCGCTGTGTCGTAAATGCCATAACGAACTACACGCCGGGGTAAAAGATTTTGAAGAAAAACACGGTAGTCAGTTGTTGTTGCTGATTCGTTTTTTAATGCACGCGAGAAATTCGGGTGTTCTGAAGTGGAAAGCATAAATGACCGAACGCATAGAATTTGTTTTGCCTTACTCGCCGACGGTGAACACTTACTGGCGACGCCGTGGCAGCACATATTTTGTATCAAAAGCCGGGGAGCGTTATCGCCGGGCAGTGGCGCTTATTGTTCGCCAGCAGCGACTGAAATTAAGCCTGTCCGGACGGCTGGCAATAAAAATTATTGCAGAGCCACCGGATAAGCGTCGTCGTGACCTGGACAATATTCTGAAAGCACCACTGGATGCGCTGACGCACGCGGGGTTGTTAATGGACGATGAGCAGTTTGATGAAATCAATATTGTACGTGGCCAGCCAGTATCTGGTGGACGGCTGGAGATAAGAATTACAGAGGTGGGTGTGCATGAATAACCAGTATTTACAGTTTGTTCGTGAGCAACTCATGATTGCCACTGCAGATCTCAGTGGGTCGACAAAATGCCAGCTGGAAGCCTGGCAGGAAAATGCCCTGTTCGATACAGGGCGTTACAGACGCAAAAAAATTCGTTACCGCGATGAGGTAACCGGAAAAATGATCACGCGGGATAATCCCCCGATCCAGGGTAAACAATCACTGGCGAAAGGCTCATCAATTGCGCTGGTCAGTCCTGTTGAGTTTGCAACATCATCGTGGCGGCGTGCTGTTCTGGAACTGGAAGAACATCAGAAGGCGTGGTTGTTGTGGTGTTATGGCGGAAACATTTGCTGGGAGCATCAGATCGCGATAACGCAGTGGGGGTGGAGTGAATTTAAAACTCAGTCCGGCTCCAGAAAAATTGCAGTGAAAACGCTGGAGCGTGTGAAGAAGTTGATCTGGCTGGCGGCACAGGATGTCAGAGGATGGGTTACCGGGTGTGAGGTCTACCAGAGACAGGAGCTTGCCAGACTGTGTGGAGTTAAGCCTGATAACTGGAGCCATAATTATGCGAACTACTGGCGTGAGATGTGCGATATTTTTAAGCGCCTCGATAGAGAATCCTTGATTTGCTCCGTGAAAATAAGAGCGCAACAAAAAGCGACCTTTTCACGACGAGATATTGCAAAAGTCAATTAAATCGCGTATGTTTCGTATAAATCTGATATTTTGCCGATTTTGTACGTGATGGCAAAGTAAGAAAAAACCACCGCCAGGTGGTTTTTTTTATGTCCGAAAATCGCGTCAGTACAGTAAACGCGCTGGTGGTTGCGAATACGGGTCTTTCAGCTTGCCGGCTTTTTCGACAAGAGTTATTGGTATGTCACGTTAACCGGAAAAGGGAAAAAGACATGCTAAAACAGCAGGATATGACAGAAGCCGCCAGAGTGGTGTTTAATGAATTAAGCGTTACCGACCCGGCGACAGTCAGGGAGATTGCACAGAATACTTACCTTTCACGCGAACGCTGCCAGTTAATACTGACCCAGCTTGTTATGGCGGGTCTGGCAGACTATCAGTTTGGTTGTTACAGACACCTTCAGTCCTGAAGGCTTTTTTATTTGTGGTAAATGGGCGGCTGGTGGGTGTGGTGGTTGTTGCTTTCCCGTTGCTGAAAAAGAAAACGCCAGACTGTTAGCCGGGTATCAGTTAGCGGGAGAAATTTTTAAATACTTCACAATTCAGGCGGTTGACTGTTGTCTGGTTTGCGGGGAGTTTGTTAAAAGAAACTGGCATGGTGAATCCCCCTGTGCGGAGGGGCAATCAGCGAGTAGGTATATGGGATAATCGCGGATTCAGGTGCTGGTACTGAATTCACCGGGAGGCACCCGGCACCATGCAATGGCACATAGCGCCACTCTCCAGCCCCTCTCCGGAGGGGCTGTTTATATTGATTTTGTCAGATGTGAGTAAACTCCTTATGGACTTTGTTGTTTTAGCCCATAAGGACATATTTGCAGAGTGCAACGGTTATTAAAGCATTCATTCAATACGTTATCTGTATTTGTAGGGCATTCCTGGCTGTTTTTGATTAAATTCCAGAATGTTTTATTGAATGGTACTACGTTGTAAATGGTTACAGGTAGCACTTTGTTATTGAGCATGATACCTGTGTGAGTCAGTGTAAATATACTTTCAGGAGGTAAGAAAGCATCCGATTGATACCAGATTATTAATTTTATTTTACTCCATATGACTGAAAAAGATATTCCGCATGATGGCTGGATAACTGTATCAATCACAATCCACTTCATTTAGTTTCCTTGTTTATGCCTTGCTGGTGATGTTCTGAAAAGTATAAATGATATTTTTGATTGTAAACCATAGAGCAGAATTATTTTTCTGATGTTGTTTATTGTTTATTTAAATGCAGGGTGGTTTATATCTCGTCTTGTAGTTTATCCATGCATATCTGCTTGATGATGAGGTTTTTATTTAAGGTATGGTTTTGTGTTTTTTCTGTATTACATGTCAGGTATTTTAAAGAATCATTTTTCAGATGGTGGAAAGAACCATGGCATTTAAACACTATGATGTTGTCAGGGCGGCGTCGCCGTCAGATCTTGCGGAAAAGCTGACACATAAACTGAAAGAGGGCTGGCAGCCGTTTGGTAGTCCGGTGGCCATAACCCCTTATACCCTGATGCAGGCGATTGCAGCAGAAGGTGATGTGGTGGTCAGTGGTGCAACTGAGCCGGAGTGATACTACGTCATCGTACTGGCCCGGCATTCCAGGCCATAAAAGACGGTCTGGCAGTGGGACTAAATGCACTGACGCTGACGGATATTACCAAAAATGCAACGTATGGCGTTGAGATAGAAAGTCTGGTGCTGGAGATAAATGCACCGGCATCATCATAAAAAGTGAGCCAGTCAAATGGAAGGTATCGTTAAACTCACCGGTAGTGTCAGTGGGTCGTCTGAGACGCCTGCATGAGTTATCAGAGCCATCAGTACTTAACTGGTGGCTTTTTTATTGTTGTCAGCTTCCGGATAACGGGAGACGGGGTATGTACCAGATGGAAAAAATCACAACAGGTGTGTCATACACCACGTCAGCGGTGGGAACGGGCTACTGGTTCCTGCAGTTGCTGGACAGGGTTTCCCCGTCTCAGTGGGCGGCAATAGGCGTGCTGGGGAGTCTGCTGTTTGGGCTGCTGACATATCTGACTAACCTGTATTTCAAAATCAAAGAGGACCGGCGTAAGGCGGCGCGGGGAGAGTAAAGTGATGAATAAAAAATATGAACTGGTTGTTAAGGGGATAAATAATTACGGGGATAAGGTTACTGTTACTGTGAAGTCGGAAGGTGACGGGCAAGCGTCGCTGTTGTTGCCAGATGTGGCGATTAGTCTTGACCGTACTGAAGGTGCCACGCTGGAGTTTTACGAAGCTGAGGCGAAAAAGCAGGCGAAGCAGTTTTTCATGGATGTTGCTGCCGGGTTATGTGAATGGAACGAACCGTTGCCGGAAAAGCGCCCCGTAATTTTAGAGGCGCAGGATGTGTTGATAACCTACAAAGGAAAGCTACCGGGAAGAATTACTTGTTCTCTGAAGATGCCGCCGTCAACACTGCGGTCAGAAAAAGATGATGTTGAATCACGTATTGAAAAACTGGAGAGCTACGTCGTTGAGCTGAATAAGAAATGGTCGATATTGGTGCCTTCTGGCGATGAAAAGCAGTTTGCTGCGTTTGACGATTATTGTCGGAAAGTGATGAGCAGAAATCTCGCAGAGTGTTTCAGTATTCATAATGATAATTTCAGTGACCCGGAATGGGAGTGTAACCGGCCATCCTTTGTTGTATCCGGTGATGCTGGGAAAATAACCATCTCAGAAAATGGGAAAGTAACACCTCCATCGCACCAGCACAGTGAGGAGCTCATTGAATTTGCCATTGATTACCTGAAGAACAATAAAAAGCAGGGGCTGATGAAGCGCGTTGGCCGTTGCATGGGATATCTTCAGGTAGCCGCTGAGATTGAAGCGCTGGCCAGTGGTGCTGATAAGGATGCAATTGTGCGGGAGGCTCTTCTTCGTGATTTTAATACTCCACCCTTTAAAAAAGGGCCGGCTTACTGGCTTCATCCGGGGCTGACTTATCTTAAAGTGCGTATTTAGTGGGCCAGGGACAGCGGCTGAATATTTAATATATCCATGAACACCAAAATCAAATACGGCCTGTCGGCTGCCGTTCTGGCGCTGATTGCCGCTGGTGCGCCTGCGCCTGACATTCTCGACCAGTTTCTGGATGAAAAGGAAGGCAACCACACCACGGCATACCGTGATGGTGCAGGTATCTGGACCATCTGCCGTGGTGCCATCATGGTGGATGGCAAACCTGTCGTTCCGGGCATGAAGTTGTCGAAGGAAAAATGCGACCAGGTTAACGCCATTGAGCGTGATAAAGCGCTGGCGTGGGTGGAGAAAAACATCAGAGTGCCGCTGACCGAACCCCAGAAAGCGGGGATCGCGTCATTCTGTCCGTACAACATTGGTCCCGGTAAGTGTTTCCCGTCGACGTTTTACAGACGAATTAATGCTGGTGATCGAAAAGGTGCCTGCGAAGCGATTCGCTGGTGGATTAAGGACGGTGGCAGAGACTGCCGTATTCGTTCAAACAACTGTTACGGTCAGGTATCCCGTCGTGACCAGGAGAGCGCGCTGGCGTGCTGGGGTATCGACAGATAAGCAGAATATTTTGCTGAAAAATGAGGAATGGCCACGCGGGCGGATAACACGAAATCCTGCGAACTGGCGAAACGTAAGTGAATAAAAGTAAAAACCCCGTTTGTTGGCACCAAGCGAGGTTTTGTGTTTCTGACCTTGAGTAAGGCAAGGGAGAACATGGCGAAGTGTAAACGAATTCTGTTGAGGTTGACTATGAAAAATGGCCTTGAACTGAAAGCGCCTGTAACTGATGACATCAGCAGAGCACTGGCTTTTGCCATTAAGTGGGTGGCGGTCGGTGTTGCTGTGTCCCCGATGCTGTATGGGCTGGCAAAACTGGTCATTGCGTTGAAATCGTGAAGGGAGGATTAAGCATGTCAGACAAACTCATAACGCTGGCGAAGATCCTCTGTGTAATTGTCGGCATTTCATTTTCACTAATGCTGGTTGCTCTTTTTCTTTCCATGGCCTGGATGATGTTGTCTTCGTCGGGGTTGCTGGGGTGAACATAAACCGAATGCTTTCCGCGTTTATCGTTATTCTGCTGGTGGCCTGTGGTGCGCTGTGGATGGCAACAGACCATTACCGTGATAACGCGATTACCTACAAAGCGCAGCGCGATAACAAAGCCAGTGAACTGAAGCTGGCGAACGCAACCATTACTGATATGCAGGTGCGCCAGCGCGATGTTGCTGCGCTCGATGCAAAATACTCGAGGGAATTAGCCGATGCGAGAGCTGAAAATGAAACTCTTCGCGCTGACGTTGCCGCTGGTCGTAAGCGCCTGCGGATCAACGCCACCTGTCCAGGCTCCGTGCGTGAAGCCCCCACCACCTCCGGCGTGGATAATGCAACCGGCCCCCAACTGGCAGACACCGTTACACGGGATTATTTCACCCTCAGAGAGCGGCTGATGACGATGCACAAGCAACTGGAAGGGGCACAGGACTATATCCGCACTCAGTGCCTGAAATAAGTTTTGTTGATGCGCCGTATCGTCGCTATATTCCCTCATTAACAGAGACCGCAGCCCGACAGGGAGACTCCTCTGCGCGAGTGTGCGGGGATAATTAAAAACGATGCACACCGGGTTTTTACCGCGTTAATGATTCGCGGGTTTATCCCGGTGCGATGGTGGAAGAAACAGGAAGCTGTATTACAGAAAGTGCTACTACTGTATCCCGATGCGATGTATGTAATGTGAGTCAGATAATGGCACAGGATGTGGTGATGTGGCAGTCTGGAACACAGGATATATTGTCAGAATAAGACCCGTAGGAATAAAAATGAAAAGACGCCTTTTACTACTTTTTCTGTTATCTGTCCTGGCAGTGGGATGCTCGCAGCAAAAAGCTGATGAGCCCCGGCAATTAGTGACGGTGTATCCACGATATCCGGAATATGCTGCAGCAAATTATATCAAGGGGCTGGTTGAGGTTAAGTTCGATATTGGTGCTGATGGGACTGTGACACGGATCGTTTTTCTCCGCTCAGAGCCTCATAATTTGTTTCGTGATGAAGTGGTGAAGGCCATGGCGAAATGGCGATTTGAAAAGAATCGCCCCTGTCAGGGAGTGAAGAGACAATTTATCTTTACGCCGTCACGTCCTTGATGCTTCCAGGTAGAGAGGGGCTGGACGCAGGAGAAAAATGAAAGAGCCAGCGGTTATATTTTTGTCATGGCTGACGAGGAATGATGGAAGAAGGCGTTGTATGCCACACAACGCCTCACTGTTCATTTCTTCTTTTTCTCTGGTGGAACCCGATGAATAAGAGTTGCACTGGTTTCCGATGAGATGGCGATATACTCGGGCAAAGTATGCTGGCAGTTTTCCAACTGGTCAAAAATACCTGCTCTCGTCTGTTGCAATGCCTGCAGCATGCGGCGGCAATGCGCCTTGCTTTTACTAACCATCTTTCCTTCCTCTATCAGTCGCTGCGTGAACTCATCATGTAATACCAGGTAAATGCGGATGTTATCGGTTTTGGCTACGCAGCATAGTACAAAACGGACAGGTGCATCCCGGGACGGGGGAGGCGTCACATGTCCCTGTGATGGTTGTTCCGGGTAATGCACTGTGTGGGGCATAAAAATGTCCGATAATTTTACTTTCTACCGCAGTTAGTTGATTCGTTGGTCCTGGTAGCACATTGGGCGAGGATTTAAATGCCAGGCAACTGAAGGATGATGTTGCAAGGGAGATAGCGAGAATATTTCTGATTTTCATTTGATGATGCCTCTGTGTGAAATGACGGTAAACGACGCACTTGTGCCGGCACATAATAGCAAGCACCATAATAGATCAGATTCGATTCTTGCTGTAAGTGATAATTATTCTCGTTTTCGGGTCCTTTCCGTCGATCCAACAGGTTACGGGGCGGCGACCTCGCGGGTTTTCGCTATTTATGAAAATTTTCCGGGAACCATGTCCGGTTTCTCTTCAAGTTAACTATATGAAAAATAAAAAAAGAGGTCTTCTGTGAACCGGACATGCACAAAAAATAGACATGTAAGCCGGACATGACCGGTTTTGTTGTGATTGTGAAGTGAGAGTTTTTGCGAGGTGAGGAGTGGCTACGCAGACTGAAGTTGCCAGGCATTTAAGTCTGACCGATCGCCAGCTTCGCAGATTGCAGAAATTGCCGGGTGCCCCGATATCGAATAAGCGAGGGCAACTGGATCTGGATGCCTGGCGCGATTTTTACATATCGTATCTGAGAAGAAGTAAAAACGATGTGCCTGATGGCGATAGCGAAGACGACTATGAGGAGAAATTGCTTATTGCCAGATGGGAACTGACAGCAGAACAGGCTGTTACACAGCAGTTAAAAAATGAGGTGTCAAAAGGAAAACTTATTGATACCGGGTTCTGTATTTTTGCCCTCAGCAAGCTGGCAATGGCGTTATCCAGTACGCTTGATTCCATCCCTTTATCCATGCAGCGACAGTTTCCTGATTTAACACCGCGCCATCTTGACCATCTGAAAACCCTTATTGCGAAGGGGGCAAATCAGTGTGCGCGGGCGGGGGATAAATTACCGGATTTACTCGATGAATATATCAGAGCAACAACTGAATAATATGATGAGTGCTGTCACAACAGCATTACAGCCCCTGATAAGGGCATTGCCGGTGACGCCAGTTGAATGGGCTGATCAAAATTATTATCTGCCTAAAGAATCTTCATATGGTGAGGGAGAATGGAAAACGCTGCCGTTCCAGATCGCCATCATGAACAGCATGGGGAATGATCAGATCCGGACTGTTAATCTGATTAAATCTGCCCGTGTTGGCTATACAAAGATGTTGCTGGGGGTGGTCGGGTATTTTATTGAGCATAAATCCCGAAACAGTCTGCTTTTTCAGCCCACGGATTCTGCCGCTGAAGATTTTATGAAGTCTCACGTGGAGGCGACGATTCGGGATGTGCCATGTCTGAAAGACCTTTTTCCATGGCTGGGGCGTAAACATCGTGACAATACCCTCACGCTGAAACGCTTTTCATCGGGTGTGGGTTTCTGGTGCCTGGGCGGCGCTGCCGCCAAAAACTACCGTGAAAAATCCGTGGACGTGGTCTGCTATGACGAACTTTCCTCGTTCGAACCGGATGTCGAAAAAGAGGGTTCGCCAACCCTGCTTGGGGATAAACGTATTGAGGGCTCTGTATGGCCCAAATCCATTCGCGGCTCGACGCCTAAAATCAAAGGCACCTGCCAGATCGAAAAAGCGGCCAACGAGTCGGCGCATTTCATGCGTTTTTATGTGCCCTGCCCACACTGTGGGGAGGAGCAGTATCTGAAATTTGGCGATGAATCCACGCCTTTTGGCCTTAAATGGGAGAAGGACAGCCCCGAAAGCGTTTTCTACCTCTGTGAACATCATGGCTGCGTGATCCATCAGTCTGAGCTTGACCAGAGCAACGGGCGGTGGATCTGTGAAAACACGGGGATGTGGACCCGTGACGGTCTGACGTTTTTCAGCGCCGCGGATAATGAAATTCCGCCGCCGCGCTCCATCACGTTCCATATCTGGACAGCGTACAGTCCGTTCACCACCTGGGTACAGATAGTCTATGACTGGCTGGATGCACTGAAAGATCCCAACGGCCTGAAAACCTTTGTGAACACCACGCTGGGCGAGACCTGGGAAGAGGCCGTGGGCGAAAAACTCGATCACCAGGTGCTGATGGATAAGGTTGTGCGTTACACGGCGGCGGTGCCTGCCCGGGTGGTTTATCTGACGGCGGGCATTGACTCGCAGCGAAACCGTTTTGAGATGTATGTCTGGGGATGGGCACCGGGAGAGGAAGCTTTTCTGGTGGATAAAATCATCATTATGGGGCGTCCTGATGAGGAAGAGACGCTGTTACGTGTGGATGCGGCGATCAACAAAAAATACCGCCATGCGGATGGCACCGAAATGACCATTTCCCGTGTCTGCTGGGACACCGGGGGGATCGATGGTGAAATCGTCTACCAGAGGTCAAAAAAACACGGTGTTTTCCGTGTGCTGCCGGTAAAAGGCGCGTCTGTCTATGGCAAGCCGGTGATCACCATGCCGAAAACCCGCAATCAGCGGGGCGTTTATCTGTGTGAAGTGGGGACGGACACCGCAAAAGAAATTCTCTATGCCCGTATGAAAGCCGAGCCCACGCCTGCGGATGAAGCCACGTCGTATGCCATCCGTTTTCCTGATGATCCGGAGATTTTTTCGCAGACAGAGGCGCAGCAACTGGTCGCGGAAGAGCTTGTGGAGAAGTGGGAAAAAGGAAAGATGCGTCTGCTGTGGGATAACAAAAAGCGGCGTAACGAAGCGCTGGACTGCCTGGTGTATGCCTACGCGGCATTACGTGTGTCCGTGCAACGCTGGCAGCTTGATCTGGCTGTACTGGCAAAATCCCGGGAAGAAGAGACGACCCGGCCAACCCTTAAAGAACTGGCAGCGAAGCTGTCCGGAGGAGTGAATGGTTACAGTCGCTGAACTGCAGGCGCTGCGTCAGGCGCGCCTTGATTTATTAACCGGTAAACGGGTGGTGTCTGTCCAGAAAGATGGACGAAGAATTGAATATACGGCGGCCTCTCTGGATGAGCTTAACCGTGCGATCAATGATGCTGAGTTGGTACTGGGGACAACCCGCCGTCGCCGTCGTCCGCTGGGAGTGAGGTTATGAAACGAACGCCTGTCCTGATTGATGTGAACGGCGTTCCGCTTCGGGAGAGCCTCAGCTACAACGGGGGCGGCGCAGGATTTGGCGGGCAAATGGCGGAGTGGTTGCCACCGGCGCAGAGTGCCGATGCGGCCCTGCTGCCCGCGTTGCGTCTGGGGAATGCCCGGGCAGATGATCTGGTGCGCAATAACGGGATAGCGGCCAATGCGGTGGCCCTGCATAAGGATCACATTGTCGGGCATATGTTTCTTATCAGCTACCGCCCGAACTGGCGCTGGTTGGGGATGCGGGAGACCGCGACAAAAAGTTTTGTCGATGAGGTGGAGGCGGCCTGGTCAGAATACGCAGAAGGGGTGTTTGGCGAGATCGACGTGGAAGGGAAACGCACGTTTACAGAATTTATTCGTGAAGGTGTGGGCGTTCATGCGTTTAACGGCGAAATCTTTGTGCAGCCGGTCTGGGATCCGGAGAGCACGCAACTGTTTCGTACGCGTTTTAAAGCCGTGAGTCCGAAACGGGTGGACACGCCAGGACATGGTATCGGGAACCGTTTTCTGCGGGCCGGGGTGGAGGTCGATCGATATGGTCGTGCCGTTGCGTACCATATCTGTGAGGATGATTTTCCGTTCTCCGGGAGTGGACGATGGGAACGGATCCCGCGTGAACTTCCCACCGGGCGTCCGGCCATGCTGCATATTTTCGAGCCGGTGGAGGACGGGCAGACCCGTGGGGCTAATCAGTTTTACAGCGTTATGGAACGGCTGAAGATGCTCGATTCCCTGCAGGCAACACAGCTTCAGTCGGCCATAGTGAAGGCGATGTATGCAGCGACGATTGAAAGTGACCTTGATACCGAAAAGGCCTTTGAATATATCGCCGGTGCGCCGCAGGGGCAGAAGGATAATCCGCTTATTAATATTCTGGATAAGTTCTCCACCTGGTATGACACGAATAGCGTGACGCTGGGCGGTGTCAAAATTCCGCACCTTTTCCCCGGTGATGATCTGAAACTTCAGACCGCGCAGGATTCAGACAATGGATTTTCGGCGCTTGAACAGGCGCTGCTGCGGTATATCGCCGCCGGTCTTGGCGTTTCCTACGAACAGTTGTCCCGTGATTACTCGAAGGTCAGTTATTCAAGTGCCCGCGCATCCGCCAATGAGTCGTGGCGCTATTTTATGGGGCGGCGAAAATTTATTGCGTCCCGGCTGGCCACGCAGATGTTTTCCTGCTGGCTGGAAGAGGCACTTCTTCGGGGGATTATTCGTCCGCCACGGGCACGTTTTGATTTTTATCAGGCGCGATCAGCCTGGTCACGGGCTGAGTGGATTGGAGCCGGAAGAATGGCCATTGACGGGCTCAAGGAGGTTCAGGAATCAGTGATGCGCATTGAGGCCGGACTGAGCACGTATGAGAAAGAGCTGGCGCTGATGGGCGAGGATTATCAGGACATTTTCCGCCAGCAGGTCAGGGAATCTGCAGAGCGGGAAAAAGCCGGACTCTCACGTCCGGTGTGGATAGCGCAGGCGTATCAGCAGCAGATAGCGGAGAGTCGCAGGCCGGAAGAGGAGACAACACCACGTGAGACGTAATCTTTCACACATTATTGCCGCAGCATTCAATGAACCGCTGCTTCTGGAGCCCGCCTATGCGCGGGTTTTCTTTTGCGCGCTCGGGCGCGAGATAGGGGCAGCAAGTCTTTCGGTACCACAACAACAGGTACAGCTTGATGCTCCCGGAATGCTGGCTGAAACGGACGAGTACATGGCCGGAGGTAAACGACCGGCCCGTGTTTACCGGGTGGTGAACGGTATTGCTGTACTGCCGGTGACCGGCACGCTGGTGCACCGGCTGGGCGGTATGCGGCCATTTTCCGGAATGACAGGCTATGACGGCATTGTCGCCTGTCTTCAGCAGGCAATGGCGGATAGCCAGGTGCGGGGCGTACTGCTGGACATTGACAGTCCGGGCGGGCAGGCCGCCGGCGCGTTTGACTGCGCTGACATGATTTACCGCCTCCGTCAGCAGAAGCCGGTCTGGGCACTGTGCAATGACACTGCCTGTTCTGCAGCCATGCTGCTGGCGTCGGCCTGCTCCCGACGGCTGGTTACCCAGACATCCCGTATCGGCTCCATTGGCGTGATGATGAGCCATGTCAGCTATGCCGGTCATCTGGCGCAGGCCGGTGTGGATATCACGCTGATTTATGCCGGGGCGCACAAGGTGGATGGCAATCAGTTTGAAGCGTTGCCGGCAGAGGTTCGCCAGGACATGCAGCAGCGGATTGATGCGGCGCACCGGATGTTTGCCGAAAAAGTGGCGATGTATACCGGGTTGTCTGTGGATGCGGTCACGGGAACAGAGGCCGCCGTTTTTGAAGGTCAGTCCGGCATTGAGGCCGGGCTGGCGGATGAATTAATCAATGCGTCGGATGCCATCAGTGTGATGGCCACGGCGCTGAACAGTAATGTCAGAGGAGGCACTATGCCGCAATTAACTGCAACGGAAGCCGCCGTGCAGGAGAACCAGCGAGTGATGGGGATCCTGACATGCCAGGAAGCGAAAGGACGTGAACAGCTTGCCACGATGCTGGCAGGGCAACAGGGCATGAGCGTTGAACAGGCCCGGGCGATTCTGGCCGCGGCGGCACCGCAGCAGCCGGTGGCATCCGCGCAGAGTGAAGCCGATCGCATTATGGCGTGTGAAGAAGCGAACGGTCGTGAACAACTGGCGGCTGCACCACTGGCGGATGCCGGGCCCTCACTTCGTGATCAGATCATGGCCCTGGATGAGGCAAAAGGGGCAGAAGCGCAGGCTGAAAAACTGGCGGCCTGCCCGGGAATGACCGTGGAGAACGCCCGGGCTGTGCTGGCTGCGGGATCAGGTAAGGCCGAACCGGTCTCTGCATCCACAACCGCCCTGTTTGAACATTTCATGGCGAATCATTCACCGGCAGCGGTGCGGGGTGGCGTGTCACAGACGTCAGCAGACGGTGATGCGGACGTGAAAATGCTCATGGCCATGCCATGAAGTCAGTGCTGACCATCAATATGAGGTTTTAACAAAATGGTGACGAAAACCATCACTGAACAGCGTGCGGAAGTACGTATTTTTGCCGGTAATGATCCGGCTCATACCGCCACAGGCAGCAGCGGGATTTCTTCCGCAACACCGGCTCTGACGCCCCTGATGCTGGATGAAGCCACCGGGAAACTGGTGGTCTGGGATGGACAGAAAGCCGGTAGTGCGGTTGGCATACTGGTACTGCCGCTTGAAGGCACAGAGACAGCGCTGACGTATTACAAGTCGGGAACCTTTGCGACGGAGGCAATCCACTGGCCTGAAAGTGTGGATGAACACAAAAAGGCAAATGCCTTTGCCGGCACAGCCCTGAGTCACGCGGCTCTGCCGTAACACGTTATCAGGCCACCATGGTGGCCTGACTGATTGTGCACAGAAAACCCCCAGCTAGGCTGGGGGTTCCGGAAAGCTTTCAGCTTTGAGCCAGTTATTAAAACCCCTTTTGATTTGTTAAAACACCTTGCGGTCTGGCAACTGCAAGTGTCAAACAAGAAATCAAAAGGGGGTCCCAATGGGGAACGAAAAGAGCTTAGCGCACACCCGATGGAACTGTAAATATCACATAGT